AAGCACGGCCCAGGCCATGATGGCTTTGTGTGGCGCGTCGGCAAAAAAAACTCCGGACGACTCCTTGACGGTGTCGAGCATAACGGATCAATCATCTGGGAGGACTGAACCATGAATGAGGCAAGCAAGCCAGCGTTGATCCTTACCCCATCTCAGCTGCATATACTTGGGCATGCGGTTGGATGGCCAAAACAGGACAGAAACTACTTCTGCGCTATCGAAGGATTTCAAGATCATGAAAACTGCGAGCTGTTGGTTTCGAAGGGCCTTATGCTGAAAAAACCGAAACTTAGCTGGGTTCCGGAAGACATCTATCATGTTACTGCGGCAGGGATTGCCGCTATCAAGGAGTATGAGAAATGAACGAAGCGATTTTTGAAGCCGACCAGCAGCCAGCAAAACCGATGACGGGCGACAGGCCCGGAGATCAGCCCGTAACGCCTTCGGCAACACCGGAGCAGGGTGAGCTTGAGCGTACAGCGAGATATTTCCTTGGAACATGGCGGTATGTTGACCAGATCATCGCCGCCCACAAACGCGACATGGCGGCATTATCCGGCGAGTTGAATGTTTTTATGGAGAACGTTGCGGCAACAGAGAATCTGCTTAAAAGCAACATAACCGAACTCGAAGCGGAGGTTGAACGGCTTCGGAAAGAATCCATCCGCGTTTGCCGCTGGACGCCGCTTGATGAGGATTGCCCCGGCGCATACGAGACGGCGTGCGATCACGCATACCAGTTCGAGTCCGGGTGGCTGAAAGACAATGCATCCACCAAATATTGCCCGCGCTGCGGCGGGCGAATCGTCGATGCAGCGACACCACAGGAGGGTAACGCATGACTTGCGTTCCGATTCCAGGCGGGATCCTTTGTATGGCGCAGACTGAAATAGCTTGCCCGGAGTGCGGATCGGTTATTGATGTTGGCGAAAGGATGGAGAGATCGAAACGGGGACACTGCGTGCCGATGTGTCATTCTTGTGGGCTTCGAATCGACGTTTATGAAATGATCGATGGAAAACTCCGCGTGAGTCCTGCAGAGAAGCAGTCTGTAACCAGAAAAAGGAAAAAGCATGATTAAGATCACTGAGAATAATGAAGGGAAAAAACCATCATGAATATTTCTGTTGAGTCGAATGTGAAGGAGGTGCTTTCGGAGTTTGACCGGATATCGAATTTGAGTATCCCTTTTGCGATTAAAGAGGGGATTAATGACACGTTTTTCCAGATGCGGCAGGAGTTGCCTGGGGTTGTGGAGTCGGAGTTTGATAAGCCGGTAGCTTTTACGAAGTCGCCGTATGCGTGGGACGTGGAGAAGGCTCAGAAATATGCTTTGGTTGGCATGATCAAGATGAAGCCGTTGCAGGCTGAGTATATGCGGTTTCAGGTGTATGGCGGGACGGAGTACCCGAAGAAACGCGGGATCCCGGTTCCGACGGCCGGAGGGAAAATGAAGGCGTCTCACGGAGGATTGAAAAAGACGTGGAAAGCTGCGCTGAACGATAAAATGTATTTTTCGGGAAAACCGAAGGGGGCGAAGTGGGCGAGTTCTCCTGCTGGAGTGTGGCGCCGGACGGCAACCAAGGTCAGCAAAAAGACCGGTCGCAGAACAAAGGGGCGGTTGCGGCTTGAATTGTCGTGGGAGTCAGCAACGCATTACCAGGAGCGGTGGGATTTTCATGCTTATGCCACAAAGTATTTTCAGGCGCGGTTCAGTGATAATTTCAGGAAACGGCTGCAGGAGCAGCTTGCCCGGCGTGGCTGACAAAGTTTTCTGTTCTATATAGAAAGACTTTTTTTTACTGCTATTTACATAACACTCTTGCCGTGGTAAACTGTTTAAAACATGTTTGCCATGGCGCTTACGTCTACTCCTTCAAAGATCACAGTTGGCGATTCCGTCCGTTGGACGCGTTCGTTTGCTGATTACCCGGCTCCCGGCTGGGTATTGAGCTATGCGTTCGTTATGGCCGGAGAGTCGATCATGATTAACGGGGAGCAGTCGGGCAGCTCGGCAGACCATCTCATTTCTATTCCAGCAGCAACCTCGGCCGACTGGACGGCTGGACCCTATTCTTACCAGGCATATGTAACATCAGGCAATGACCGGTTTGTGGTTGAAACCGGCACTATTGTTATTGCTCCGGATTTTACCGCGCAGTCCTCCGGTCTGGATAACCGGAGTTTGGCGGCCAAGGCGCTGGCGGCGTTGGAGAGCGTGATTCTTATCCGCACTGCACAGCCGCATCTGGAGTACACAATCAAGGATCGAAACATGAGGTTTGCCCCTCTTCCGGAGCTTTTGGAGTCGAGGGACAGGTTGCGTGCCGAGGTTCAGCGGGAGCATGCGCTGGAGCGCAGGCGGAAAAATGGCGGAAGTTTGTTCAAGGCGGTTAAAGTGAGGTTCACGTGAGCGAGCTTCTGCAGAATGGCCGGCTTCTGGAAATGCTGAAGGAGCCTGCAACGGGAACGGGAATCAGATCGGCTCCGGTTTCGCGGGTGGTGACCGGTTCATCGGGGATTATGCCGAAGCATGGTCGCCGGCAGTTCGGCGCGGCGACGGTTGATCGGTTGTCGATGGATTGGCCGACGGTGAATCTGTCGGCGGATGAGGTTGTCGGGCGCGATTTGCAGAAACTCAGGGGTCGCAGCCGGTGGCTGGCATCAAATAATGGGTATTACAAGCGGTATTTGCGGCTGAACGTGCAGAACATCGTCGGGCCGAAAGGCGTAAAGATCGATGCAAAAGTGAAGCTGGACGCCAAGCGGTTCGACAAGCTGGCAAATACGGCGATAGAAACCGCCTGGGCTCAGTGGAGCAAGAAGGGTGTGCCGCTATTTGGGTCGCAGTGGACCCGCAGGGATCTTGAGAGGGCGATTGTGTGGAATGTGGTTCGCGACGGAGAAGTTTTCCTGCGGAAACGGTACGGCGCCGGGCCGTTCGGGTTTCAGATCGAGATGATCGACCCGATGAGGGTTTCGACACAGATAAACCGGATTCTTCGGGACGGAGCGGAGATTATAAACGGCATCGAGTACGACGCCGACAAGGTTCCGGTAGCGTACTGGATCCTTAAAAAAGGTATGCGCAGCGATTACACTGGCGAAACCGCCATTCGCACCGAAGCAAAGTACATTGAGCACATTTTTTTCCCCAGCGAAGCAGAGCAGAAACGCGGTTGGCCGTGGATGGCAACAGCAATGCAGCGCGTGCATATGCTGGACAAGTATGAGGCCGCCGAGGTTGCTACGGCCCGGCTTGCGGCCGAAAAGGGCGGGTTTTTCAAGCAGTCCGTTCCGGATGCGGACGATTACGCCGGAGACGACGAAGAGGGGTCATCTGAAATAGAGTTTCTCGACAGTCAGGCGGCGACGTTTGGCGTTTTGCCGCCGGGGTTTGAGTTCCAGCAGTATGACCCGACACACCCCACAACGGCGTTTGACGCTTTTTCGACAAAGCTGCTCCGTGGAATTGCATCGGCCGGAGATGTGAACTATACCAGCCTTGCTAACGACCTGAGCGATGTGAATTACAGCAGCGCCAGAATCGGTATGCTGGAAGTGCGGGACAACTGGCAGGAGAAGCAGCAGTGGCTTACTGAGTGGGTTCATGAGCCGATTTTTCCTGAGTGGCTGAAGATGGCGATGGCTGCCGGCAAGATAAAGCTGCCGTTCTCGCGGTTCGAAGAGTTTGTTGCGGCGGTTTCGTGGATCCCCCGCTCGTGGGCGTGGGTTGACCCGCAGAAGGAGGCCGTTGGGAACCGGGAGGCTGTTGGGTTACGGGCAAAAAGCCTTGGCGAGGTGTGCCAGGACCGTGGCGTAGAGTTTGAGGAGGTAATCGACAGCCTGGTGAAAGAGAAGGAGTATGCAGAATCGGCAGGTATCGACATGTCCGCAATATTTGGGGTGCCGACAAAAGGCGGCGCGGCGGATGAAGCGAGAAGCCTGAAGGCGCGAATAGAGGCGCTTGAGTTGGCGCTTGAGGAGGCCGGAGAACGGAGTGTAACGAAAAAGCTTAATGGCCACGCATATGCCAAAGATTGACCTGAAAGATTTTGAGGCTGTCCGGATGAAAACCGGAGTCCATTACCGGAACACCGAGATAACCGTCCGGGCAGCCGGAGAAGGTGCAGAGCCTACCTATGAGTTCTATTTCTCATCGGAGGACGGCGTTTCGAATCGCTGGATGTGGGTGGAAGCTCAGGAGCGCTATGTGTACGGCACAGAGGTTCTGCTGCACGGACAGGAAAACGTGGATATGAGTTGGATTGCCAGCGGGAACGCCCCGTTCCTGAAAGACCATCGCATGAGCGAGCAGGCAGGCGTTATTCTTGGCGCGGAGATTGATGAAAGCGCAAGAAAAGGAAAAATAACCGGGCTGAAGTTCAGCCGGTCGCAGCTGGGGCAGGATCTGAAAGCCGACATTGACGACGGCGTGAGGAAAAACGTTAGCGTAGGCTACGTGATTCTTGAAGTGGTTGAAGCTGAGGCCCCGAAACGCGACACTCCGGGCGTGTACCATGTTACCCGCTGGAAGCCTTACGAGGTTTCGAGCGTATCGATTCCCGCAGACGAGACCGTCGGCATGCGGTCGAAAGAGCAGGATTTCGAAATGATTGTTTATCGCAAAAGAAGCCTTACAAACCCAAACGGAGAAGGGACCATGGACCCTGAAAAAGACACCGAACGCGGGAACCAGAATCCCGCTCCTCAGACAATCGACGTGAAAGTCGATTGTCTGAGGAGCGGGATTCTGGTTCCCGCGTTCGGTGTCTTTTTCAGGGTCCATGGTC